GTCGTCCTCTTCGATGAAGGGGGCTGCTGGCGGTGGCGTCGGCACGGCCTGCCGGGTCTGCCGGGCTTCCTCGGCTGCGGCTTCGCGCGCGGCTTTGTCCTGTGCCTGCTGCTCGCGCAGGCCGGCCTCCGCCGCGAAGACCTGCCCGATGACGCTCGCGGCTTCTTCGCTGGTGATGTCCAGCGACAGGCAGGGCGCGAACTTGCCCATCGGGAGGCTAAAGCCGTACTCCTCGGCCTTGGCCTTCAACGCGGCTTCAACCATTGTGGCGCGGTCGGCCCTGGCCCGCTCAAGCTGTTCGGCGGCGGCCTTGTCCTGCTTGTGCTTGAGGATGATGTTCTGGATCTCGGCGTGCAGTTGGGCCTGCTTGATGCTCTTGTTGAGCCACGGTTCCTTGATGGGGATGTCGAGTTCCGGCACGCCCTCGCCGTTCTTCAAAGCGTCGATGACGAACTGGACGCTCTGGCGGCGGCCTTCGCGGTCGCTCCGTTCGAATTCCTTGACCTGCCTGCTCAGGCCTTCGCGGACTTCGACGACGCGGACGACCAGTGCCTTGGCTTCGGCGTCAAATGCGTCCAGCGGCCCGGCAATCTGGCGGGTGATTTCCTTGAGGGCGTTGTCGAGCCTGTCGCGGAGCTTGTTCAGCCCCGCCATTTCGGACTTGATGGCGGGCACGTCCTCTTCCCGCACCACCAGCCCCTCGTACTGCTCCAGCGTGGCGTCGAGCAGGGCGGACACGGCGTCCCGGTTCCAGTTGATGACCAACGGGGTGGCGGTGACGGCAAGGTCGAACTGCGCCAGCCCGCCGGGCTGCGCTTGCGCGGGTGGGAGGGATTCCAGTATTTCTGCGGTCTGTGTCATGATTGTATCCTGTTGGTTTTGCTAGAACGGAACATCGTCCATGCCGGAGGCCTCGGACGGGAAGGCGGGGCCGAGGTCTTCATAGTCGGATAGGGGAGGAGTGTGGCGTTGGCCCTGTTGCCTGCGCCCGCCTTCCTGTTGCCCGTTGCCGTCCGCCTTGCGGTCGAGAAACTGGACGCGCTGGGCCTTGATTTCCGTGACGAAACGGTCCTGCCCCTGCTGATCCTGCCACTTGCGGGTTTCGAGCTTGCCTTCGATGAAGACGAGGCTGCCCTTGCCGAGGTACTGCGAACAGTTTTCCGCCGCCTTCTGGAACACGACGATGCGGTGCCATTCCGTCTTTTCGACCTTCTGCCCGCTGTTGTCCGTGTAGGATTCGTCCGTGGCGACGCTGAACGTACAGACGGGGCTGCCGCTCTGCGTGTATTTGAGTTCCGGCTCACGTCCGAGCCTTCCGATGATCATTGCCTTATTCAGCATGGTTGCCTCGTTGGTTGAAAAGAGAAAGCCCCGTCCGGGTTTTCAGACGGGGCCGTGGTTATGCGGCTTGGGTCTTTTGCCCTGCGCCTTCAATCTGCTTCCGGCGTGCCCGGAAGGCTTCACGGATGGCGGTAATCTCCGGGTGGTTTTCCGGGACGGCAAGGCGGGTTGCTGCCGCGTACAGGGCCGTGATCGTCCACAGGCGTTAAACTCGGCAATGACCTGATCCGCCGGGATGATGTTCGGGATGGAGGACGTGGGGCGGGGCTTGGCGGGCGGTGCCTCCCGGTTCTCCGCAACTTCCTTGCGGCGGTCGAGGAACAGCCGGGAAAGCTGGCTGAAGTCGCGGTGTTCCTTTTCAACCCGCACCTTCTTCCAGTATTCCTGTAATTCCTCTTCCGTGGTCATGCGGGCGAGTTCCGCGCGTACCTTGTCGAAATCCACGGGGCCGTTCATGACCTGCGGGCGGGCGTCCTGCCTCGGCTGCACGGGCTCAGGCGTCTCGGCGTCGGGGTCGTCCTGTCCGATGTCCTCGGTGGGGATGCAGAACGTCTGGAGCAGGGCATACTTGTGGGCCACAGCCATAGCCTTGTTGGTGGCCTTGTCCGAAGTGTCTCGGCCCTCGCCCATGACCGTGCAGGAAATGGACGAGCCGTCCGCATGGAAGAAGCGGTACTCCACGGAAAGGGTCACGCACTGCATCGCACCGCCCTTTGCGGTCGTGCGGTCTTCGCTGGCCCGGGAGAGCACTGTGGGGGCCATGAATACCTTGTGCTTTGCCAGAAGCGGATGCAGCGCGTTGTACACGTCGTCGATGCCGCGGTACTTGAACCCCTGTTCCTTGTTCTTATTGTCCTTCCCGATGGACGGGATTTCCGCGAGGATTTCCGCCATAGCCTGATAGATACCCGTGGGCTGCGGCTGGTCACACATCGTCGTCGCCTTCCGTCGTTTTCCGGCGCAGGACCTTGCGCCGTGCGGCATTGCCCGCCGCGATCATGAGTTCCTCGTCCGTCCAGGGGCCGTGTTCGTCGCTGTAGGCGTCGTCCGTCCAGTTCATCGCATTGCCTCCGTGAACGGGGCCATTCGTTCAAAGAGTTCCTGATCCTGCCGCTCAAAATAGCCCACGAGCAGAAAGCAGAGGAGCAGGAGGAGCACCGCCAGCCACGGCCTTTTCCAGATGTCGATCTTCATGCCGCCGCCCTCCGTGCCATGATTTTAAGGTAGTTGGCCTTTGCCAGAAACGACCGTGCGGCGTTCTCGCACGCCGTCGCCAACGTTTCGGCGGTGTAGTGTTCCGCGCAGGACGAGCAGATCCAGAAGTCGCGGTGCCTTCTGAGCCTCACGGCCTTGTCGTACTTGAGCTTGCAGTGCGGGCAGAAAATGGCGGCGCTCATGCGACCCTCCTTGCGTCGAGCTTTTCAATCCACAGGCCGACGACTTCGGCATCGGAGACATGCCCGGCGCGTATATCATCATAGAGCGCGATGAGTTCCGCCGCGTCGCATTCCCCGCCGCATTCCGGGCAGGTGAACAGGCCGTTTTCATAGGTGAGGCTATGCCGTTCCCCTTGCTCAAGGCAGTTGGGGCAGGGGAAATGCTCCCGGCTCAGGGCCGTGTCGCGTGCCAGCCGCGCGGCAAGGTTTTCTTCCGCGTCGCGCTCAATGGCGCGCATGATGCAGTCTTCCGGGTGATAGCAGGTTCCAAAAGCCCCTTCACGTCCGCAGTTCGTGCCGTAACACATAGAAATACCCTCGTTTTGATGTTTGGCTTGGCGTCCCAAACCCAATGAAAAAGCCCGGCGCATGTCCGGGCTTTTCGATGGGGCTAGGCGTGAAAAAAGGCGGCTCTTTCGAGTCGCCTTGATTCGGTCAACGGGTTTTGTGGTCAGGAGTGCTTGCGGGTAAGCCAGAGGCCGATGCCGCCAACGACGGTGATGATTCCTTCGATTAATCAGAACGTTTTCCGTTGCAGTTTAATACAAGGAATAAAAGTAAACCTCGCTAGAACAAAAATATAACTGCCTAAGCTGGGGTAAAAATTCGTTGAGTTCTTGAAATGGCATATAAAAAAACCAAAATTATCATCAAAAACTAATGCATTATCAAGATTACTTATAATCGCGATGGCATGTCGCCTAGGGTTGTTTTGGGGATCAATCAGAGAAAATGTTGATATATAGTAGTAATGATGTTCCACGTTTTCAACGATACATGCGTCTTTAAAAACAGCTTTGAGTGCATTCAATTCCATATCGGAAGTTTTTCGCACTACAAATGTTTGTTCTCCCATTATTTTTAATCTATCGAACATTTTTGTTCTAACTTCATCCAATATCGTTTTAAATTCAGGACTAGCAGCTGAATTATTTAGTGTTGTGTCATCTATAGGGTCATTTTTTCCTTTATAGATCACACAATATTTTATGAAACATGACGCAATAAGTATACATGGGTTTGGCAAATTTTGTATCATTTCATTGAGGGTATTAGACGGCTTGCATACCCTATATTTTACTATAAACTGAAAAGCTTCACGATTTAAATATGTTGCCGCTTGCTGTGCTCTGGTCTCTATATCCATCATTTGACTCATGATTTACCTCCTCTATGCATAATGTCCCTGTTAGTATAAAAGTGTACATTAGGCAACTTATGAAGGCAAAATATATTTATTTTTTATATAATACAAAAATTCTTATAGTTATCTCCTTCCCTTTTCATGCGTGCGATATGTTCTCGGTGTCGGCGATTCCGTTTTTCGGGGCGATATACCACAGAAACTACGGCTTCGTTGGTATGATTGACGCTGTTTTTCCGCTTTGCGGTCGGCATCTGCGGACTTGTTCCACGCATGGTTCGGGGCGACGGGTGTTCGCCGTCCCTTTCATGTGAGGCCGTCAATCAACAGGGGCAAGCCTGTAGCCGAGTTCCCGCACCATCACGGAGAGCGGGGTGGAGTCGCCCGTAGTGTCGATGATGGTCATGAACGTTTCAACGCCGAGTTTCGCGCCGAGGTCATCGGGATTTATCTCGTGCATCAGGGTCTGGTAGGGCTTGCCGATGGCGATAGCAACGGATTTTGCGGGCATCTTGCCTTGCGTCACGAGTTCGTGCACGGACTTGACGACTTTGTTCATATGTTTGTCCTGAAAAAGCCGGATGATTCCGGGTTCGATTGTATTTCATGAAATTTTTACGGGATAATACCCGTCTGCATTACTGTTGCAGCTCTGCCGAGCCGGGGGATTAGTTACCTCTCCCCGCGCTGATTGGGTATTCATCATACCGTCTACGCCCGCCGACCCTGCGCGGCTTGTGAGGACGACGGGAATTTCCCGTGTCGTGAGTTTTTTATTGCCAATAGGAAATGTTGAAGTCAAGAAGGATTTCCGTTAGGAAATATATTCATAAAAAATACCGCCGACACCAGAACGGCATCGGCGGTCACACGCAGAAGGGCATGAAAAAGCCCCTCACGGGGAGGGGCGGGAAAACAAGGAAAGGAGAAGCAATGCGAGTTGTCAGGCTGGTTTATGAGGATGGTTCAACTGTAGAATTGGAACGGGAAAGTCATGAATTAATTAATGAAATATCAAGGCTCTCGGCGATATGGAGTGTTGCGGCATATGACGGGGATGCGGCTACGCTCTTAAAATATTCACCGCGCTGGTGCGAGATCTGCGGAAAAGTACTCTCCTTCTGGGGGCAGATTGGCGCCCCCAAGCTTCCCGCCAGCAGCGAGGAGCACGAGGCCGATCCGCTCAAGAGCCAGCACTTGTACATGCGTTTTTAACATGTTGGTATACTATACGGCGCTGCTCATCGCTCTCTGTAGGAAAAAACAAAACGGTGTCAGCGCCGTCTTCATGCAGCTTTCTCCAGTCTGGGGCGTTCATTATAGATTGTTCCAAGTCGTCAGACTGGTTCAAATAAAGAATATTCTCAAGATTTATCGCTGATGGATTATGGAGATCCTTGAGACGTGCAATCATATAGATTCCCGGCACATGCGGAAAATTTGATCCAAGGCTATAAAGATCGAAAGTGTATATCTGATCCAGTATTGGAAATTCAATATAACCATGTTTTCCCATTTAGATTCTCCTTATTGTAACGGCGGGGATTTCATCTGTACTCAACATAAATGATCACACACCCGGATGGTCGTCGTTCCCGCCGGACTTCACGGAGACGTGGAGGCTCTACGCAGGTTTTTTCTCACCTTCAATGGACTGGGATGGCCGAACAAGCTCCTTCAAAAGCTCTACTTGTCCTTTGAGGATATCCCGTTCCTTCGTCAGCATTGCAATTTCATGTTCAAGAGCCACTAAGCGCTTTGGGGTACTTTCTTCCTTTCCTGTGCTTGTGTCTCCGGGAAGAACGATGCGAGCGCCAATAATGTCCATAATAGGTGAAATTTCTTCTACTTTTGGACTTCGTGTTCCACTGCACCAGCGAGAGATGTTGACTGTGCTCACTCCCGATGCTTCAGAGAGAGCCGCGCCACTCCCGTATTCTTCCTTGGCGCGGTTGAGCGCCCGCATAACTGAGTCAAAAAATTTTTCCATGACAACAAATTACCATTAGTCAATTTTTAAGTAAAAGCCGTTCGGTAACTTTTGACTTGACCTGTTTATTTCCAATCGGTAATATCGTGAATATGAAAACATCAATCGTGATCGAGATTAAAAATTTTTTAGGCCAATACAAGGTCACTCAGGCTGCCCTCGCCAAAGAAGCGGGGATTTCTCCTGTACTGATAAATCGACTTTTGAAGGGAATTCGTCGGGATACCACATCAAGCAACGCAGATAGCATCCGGGAAGCCATGCAACGTTTAGCCGCCCCCAATACTCCCACCGAACCCAAAGAAGAGGCGTTGGTATGAAATGCCCCAGTTGCGGAGCCCCCGGTATGAAACGGACGTTCAACGCCACACATGATCCGGAGGGCTTCTACCTGTGCAAGGAGTGCGGGCACATCTTGTCTCGTGCCAAAGAGCCTTGGTCCGGCAAGGATCAGCGCTTCTTCATAATGGCCCGTCTGGACGAGCAGAACCGCCTTCTTGAGGAAATCCGGGACGCGCTCAAGGAACGCGCCCCGGTGGGGGAGGCTAGCCCCAGTCTGCCCCCGCAAGAAGCGGCTTCTGACCATACTCCGAGCAAAGCTCCCTGTAGATCGCATGGAACTGCTTCATGGCCTTCTCTTTTGCTTCATCGTCTGTGGGCACTGAGGGGCCGCACGCGCAAGCCGCAGCCGTAAGGCTGGATGCGAGCGAAAGCAGTTCGGCATGAGACAAAGAATGTACATCGTTTCCCATAATATTTCTCCTGTGTCGTCTGTTTGCTGTGAGCGTTGCAGGGGAACCTGCCGGGGGAGTTGCGACCTTCCCCGGCAGACCAATGATTGGTTGTCATACCGGAACGTGGAATTGTCAAAGCGTTCCCCAACACTCCCACCGGACAAGGAGAGGTAAACCATGAGCTGGCCTGAAGCCATTGTCGTTGTCGCTGGTATCGCAGGATGTTGCTTTATCCTCTGGTGCTTCCTCAGAAGCAACTAATCCCGCCGCGCACCGTCGGGCCACGGCTTCCGGCGTGGGGTAGTCCTCGGCGCAGTAGCACTTCCAGCGGATGGTGCCGCCGGACAGGATGCGGACGCGCCAGACGGGGCCGCGCAGTGTGATGAGCAGATGGACTGTAGGTACAGGCATGGGTTCCGAACCTTTTTCAGCCATCTTATCGGAACGCAACAGGCCGTAAAGTTGAAAACTTCAGAGGAAAAGCAGGATGGCCGACTACAAGAACATGACTGCGATCGAGGCGCTTCGGGAAGCCAAGGACGCCAGCGGCATGACCGCCGAAAGCATAGCGCAGGGAGTGGGCATCACCGCGACGCATTTGCGCCGCTATCTTGATCCCAATGACAACTATGCGCCGAGCCTGCACATCATCCCCGGTTTGTGCAGGGTGATGCGGAATAGAGTCCTCCTCCAGTGGCTTGAAGCGCAAATTGTAGCTGATGACACTCCGGTGACTCCTGCCGCGACGCGGGCGGACGTGCTGACGGCGGTGGCGCGTGCGGGTTCGGCCCTTGGCGAGGTGCAGCGGATCGTCGCCGAGGCGCAGGTGCTTTATCCGAGTACGGCGCGGGAGATCCGTTCCGGGCTTGGGGACGTGATCGCGGCGTGCCGGAGCGCGCAGGCCGGGCTGCAACCACTGGCGGAACGGCGGGATCGGGATGTGGCGCTGGCCAGCCTGTCGGACGGAGAGCAGGCGCCGCCGGTGGCGATGCCTGAGAAGAAGGAGATGAAGAGATGGTGGCATTTCTGGAAGCGTTCAGGCCGCGCCGCGTCAAGCGGTTGACGGCATACGACCTGTGGAATGTTTGCCGCGAATGCGGATGGACCCCTTCATTGGCAAGGATGTTCAGTGCTTTTATGGGCCCGGAACCTGCATCCATTACGGGGGTATGTCCCGTTTGCGGAGGGAAGGTTTCAAGAGAAGTAGGGCAGATTGAATTCACTGAAGAACACTGGCTGTGGTTTGTAAGCTTGTCCCCTGAGCAGCATTTTATCCCCAGGAATCGCGATGAATGGGATGCAGATTTTCCAGAACGCGGAGTTCGGCCCCGTCCGCATCATCGGAAGAGACGGCGGTGAACTACGTTTCGTGGCGCGGGACCTATGCGCCTGCCTTGGCATCGGCAACACGGGGGACGTGATCGCCGCTTTGGATGACGATGAAAAGGGGATCGACAGTATCGATACCCCCGGCGGCAGGCAGGAGATGTCCACGGTTTCAGAACCGGGCCTGTATTCGCTCATCCTCCGGTCGCGCAAGCCGGAGGCCAAGCGGTTCAAGCGGTGGATCACCCACGAGGTGCTCCCGTCCATCCGTAGGACGGGCGGCTACGGCGCCCCGGCGCTTCCGAACTTCAGGAATCCGGCGGAGGCGGCGCGGGCGTGGGCGGACAAGGAGGAGCAGCGGCTTCTTGAAGAACAGAAGCGCCTCGCGCTGGAGCAGAAGATGGAGGAGGTGAGGCCCAAGGTGGTCTTCGCCGAGTCCATCGAGGTCGCCAAGACCAGCATCCTCGTGGGGGAAATGGCGAAGCTCATCAAGCAGGCCACGGGCTACGACATTGGGCAGAACCGCTTTTTCGAGTGGCTCAGGAACAGGGGCTACCTGCACAAGGATGGTTCCCAGACCAACATGCCTACCCAGAGAAGCATGGATGCCGGATGGATGGAGATCAAGGAGGGCACCCGCATCGGAAGCAGTGGGGAAAGCCGCATCACCCGCACGCCGAAAATCACGGGCAAGGGGCAAATCTACTTCATCAACCTGTTCAAGAAAATGGTGGAGTCATGATCATCCGCTGCCGCCACCGTATCCCGTCGCCCGAGGCCGTGGGGTTCCTCACGGTGGAAGGGCTCAGGGAAGCCGCCGCGCAATATCCGCACCTGCGGCCCTGCCCGAAGCAGGGATGCCATTGGCTGTATCGGACGGCCTGCGCGAAGTGTGTAGACAAACTTGAAGTGCCGCTTGAAGGTTCGGCACGCGAACACGAAAAAGGCCCGCTGTGGAGCAACGGGCCAAAAGGGGAAAAGATGATGCAAGTTCATCAAAACGTTGAAAACAGTATGCCCGCAATCGGGTCTGCCGTCAAGGGAAAGGTGTGAGTATGGGCGGCTATTTCAAGGTCTGGCGCAAGATTGAGGACTCGAAGTCGTGGAGCCGGGGCGCACTGTATCGTGGGCTGATGATCACCCTTCTCCAGAAGGCGAACTGGAAGCAAGGATACTTTCACGGGCAGGAAATCCTGCCGGGCCAGCTTGCCTGTTCCGGGGCTTCGCTGGCGAGCGAGCTTGACCTGTCGCGGTATCAGGTGATGCGGATGCTGGCGACGCTTGAGGACGACGGCTTCATCTCGCGCAAGACTTTCGGAAAAGTATGCACGCTGATTACCGTCGTGAATTGGCAGTTATACCAGTCCACTACGGAAGAGGCCGCACAGCAGCCGCACAACGGGCGCACAAGCGGCGCACAGGTTCCGCACACGATAGAAGAAGGGAAGAAAGCAAGAAAAGAAATCCCTTCTGCATCCGCCGATGCAGCGGAGGTGAGCGCTTCGCCTGCCGGGAAGGAAAGGCAGGAAGAGGCGGCACCCCATACGGAACCCGAGCAGGTCGTGGTTGCCCCCGAACCCTCCCCATCGTCCGGGCCGACGTATCGGACGGCGACCAAACGTGTCCTCACGGGGCAACGGCTGGCGTGGTTCAACCGCGTGTGGGACGCCTTCGGCTACAAGCGCGGGAAGGCCGAGGCTGCGGACGCCTTTCTGGACATCAAAGGACTATCCGAGTCCCTTGTGTCTGTTATTTGCCGGGCTGCCCAACAGGAAGCGGCGCGCAGGCCCGACCTTGTGGCGCGGGGCAAGACGCCGAAGATGCTGACGGGGTGGCTGTCCGGGCTGCGATGGGAGGACGAGGCGGACGCACCGCCCCCGCTTGTGCCGGTTGCGGCCCGTGGCCCTCTGCTTGGGGCTCCCGTCATCGACGTGCCGACGCAGGCGCAGCGCGAGGAAGGCTGGAAGGCGGGCTTGTCGTTCATGGAGAAATGGCGGCATGGCGAGAGGCCGAATCAGGCCGGACAGTTTGACCGCCGGAAGCCGCTGCCCATTCCGGCGAATTTCAGGAGCGTCCTGCAACGGGCGCTGTAGGAGAACGGTTTATGACATGGAGCGTTTCCAACGAATCGGCCCCCGTCCGGCGCGCACCGGCGAAGCGGGCCCGGGCCTGCCCCACGGAATCGCAGGAGCAAAAATCCCTGTTCAAGTGGTGGCGTGTCTATTCCCGGCACGCCCCGCACCTCGTCATGTACCACATCCCCAACGGCGGGCGGCGTGACGCGATCACGGGTGCCCGGCTGAAGGCCGAAGGCGTGGTGGCGGGCGTGCCGGATATTTTTCTTGCCGTACCCCGGCAGGGGTTCCACGGGCTGTACGTCGAGCTGAAGCGGCAGAAGGGCGGCAGTCTGGAAAGCTCCCAGGAGGACATCATCGCAAGGCTCCGTCAGGCCGGGTACCGCGTCGAGGTCTGCATGGGCTGGTGGGAGGCGCGGGAAGCCATCGAAAACTATCTGACCGGGGCATTGCCCCAAGCAAGCGGAGGCAGAGCATGAGGGAACGCGTAGCCGATGTGATCGTCCCTATTACCGGCGGCAGGCTTGATATGCTGGCGAAGGCCACGGCGACGCTGCACAGGGCGGTTGAGGTGCAGGCATACGTCTGGGGCGTGGGCCGGAACCGGATAGCGATATTCGGTCCTCTCCGGCGCACGGTGGGCGGCGTCGGGATGCTGGTGTACAGGCTCAAGCGGCTGAAGGTGGAGAAGGGCATCAATCTGGACGACCGGAAGGCCGAGGGGAAGGACGTTTGGGACTGCCCGGCTCCGGTGGTTGATATGTAATGAACGTGCCGGAATGGATGTATGTGGGGGATATTGTGAACCAGCTTGAAATGGAACTGATCATCGGGAACGGAAGCGCGGCTGCGGGGCACAGGCTCATCAAGGACATTGCCCGGCGCGTATCGGAAGCGCGGCGAAAGCATCCCCTCTTTGCGGAGGGCAAATACCACGCGCTTGGTGTTATCGGCGAGGAGTATCAGGAGGTCGTGCAGGCCGTGGAAAAGGAGACGCCCGACCGCGTGTATCAGGAACTTCTCGACCTGATCACCACGTCCATCCGCGCGGCGAACGGAGAGTATGAGGTGGGGCATGGCCCGGCTGACGTCTGAGCAGTGGGAACAAGCCCGCGCGGAATATGAAGTCCGGGGCGTGTCGCTTGGGGAGGTCGCCAGACGTTTCGGGGTATCACAGCAGGCCGCATCGAAGCGCGCCCGGAAAGAGGGTTGGAAGCAAGGAAAAAGTTGTGGGGTTGTCGAGAAAAAGGTCAGTGCGATTAAGGCGCTATACGAAGTTGAGCAGGAAAGTTGTGACCTGCCCACAACTTTTCGCGCCACGATCGACGATGTGGTGCGCGAACGTCTTGAAGCCGACCATCTCTTTGCCCAATTCGACAAGGCCCTCATACTCAAGGCCCATGCCGTACTCTCCAAGGTCGAACTCCCCGAGGAGTGGGAAACCATGACCCGTGGCCGCAGGAACCTCGCCCCGCAGCAGGAGCGGGGGACCACGGTGAACGTCAGCCAGCAGGCCAGCGCGCAGGCGGCAGCCCTTGCCGGGGCTTCGGTGCTCAGTCCACGCGACGCGCTCAACGAGATTCTGGAGCAGGAACAGAGGAGGGATGATGGCTAGCTGGTATGACCGGTATCGTCAGTTCGCACAGGCGCAATGGGAGCCGACCGTGCTTTCATCACAGGAGGAGGCCGCCTTTCGGGAATGGCTCATAAAGTCCAAGTGGTTCCAGCAAATCAGGGATGATGTGGCGGCATCCGGGGAGCGGGTGGACGATGCCGCGCTGTATGAGGAGCTTACAGGGCCACGCGCCGACTATGATTATCGAGGAGCATGGAAGGCTGGCGTCGGAGCGCAGGACTACGAGTTCGACGACAGGATGCACTGGCCCTCGTCCACGACGGACGGAAGGATGCTGAAAAGCCCGAAACACCCTACCGCATGGATGGAGTATTTCATGCAGGATACAGGGGTTGATCCAAATTTGGTCGGCCTGCGGACGGCGGACGAGGCATACGAGTACAGCCAAAATCTGCGGCGGAGCGGCCAGCAGTGAAACTTCCGACGCTTGAGGAGTTTTTTGTCGCCCACGGCATCCTGACGCGCCAGCCTCGCGTTGTGCGTCCGTTCCACCGCCGTATTTTTCAGTCTGTTACGCAGTGGGTGGCCGGCACCTTGCCCGGAGGGGCCCGGAACCTCGCCATCTGCATTCCCCCGCGCCACGGCAAGACGTACATCGCCCGCGACCTCGTGTCATGGGGCCTGATGTGCTTCCCTGATTCCGAGTGGATATACACAGCCAGTTCCGCCACCCTTGCCATTGCCCAGACGCTGGCGATCAAGGAGTGCTGCGCCTCGGACTGGTATCGGCGCATCGCCCCATACGTCGGCGTGCAGTCCGGGAAGGGGCGGCAGGACTACTTCCGCACCACGGCGGGCGGGGCCGTTTACGGCGTGGGCACGGAAGGCGCGCTGACCGGCTTCGGCGCGGGCAGGAAGCGCCCGGAGTTCGGCGGCGGCATCGTCATCGACGACCCCATTCAGGCGCTGGACGCGCTGACCGTCCGCCGGGAGAAGTGCAACCAGTGGTACTCGCAAGCCCTGTATTCGCGCCGGAACGCCGCGCACACGCCCATCCTGCTCATCATGCAGCGGCTGCATGAAAAAGACCTCGTGGGGTATGTGCGTGCGACCGAGGGCGGCCAGTGGCATATCCTTTCCATTCCGGTGGTTGATGGCGACGGAGCGATGCTTTGGCCAGAGACGCTCGAACACGGGGCGATGGAACGCCTGAAAGCTCTTGATCCTTTTGCCTTTTCCGCACAGTACATGCAGGCTCCCACGCCGCCCGGCGGGGCGATGATCAAGACTGGGTGGATACGGTGGTTCGGCTCACGGCCCGCAGGCATCACGAGCGTGGGGATATTCGCGGACACGGCCCAGAAGACGGGCCAGCACAACGACTTCACGGTCTTCATCCTTGCCGGGACGGACGGGCGGAACGTCTACATCCTTGATCTGCTGCGGGACAGGCTGGAGGCCCCGGACCTCATCAGCGCGGCGAAGGCCTTCTACGAGCGCCACAGCCCGAACCACATCACCAATCCCGTGCGCTTCGCCGGGTTCTTTGTCGAGGACAAGGTATCCGGCACGGGGCTTATCCAGACATTGCGCCGGGAGACGAATATCCCGGTTATCCCGATACAGCGGGACCGCGACAAGGTATCCCGCGTCAACGACGTCCTCCCATACATCCGGGCAGGGCGTCTTTTCGTGCCGGAGGATGAGCCTTGGGTGAACGCCTACATCGGGGAACTGGCGGCGGTCAGCCCCGCCATGACTCATGAGCATGACGATCAGGTTGATCCGACCTGTGACGCACTTTCCGAACTGCTATCCCCCGGAGGGAACCTCATCACCGGGGCCGACTGGAGCTGACATGCCGTACATCCGTACCCTGCGCGACGCCATGACGCAGGAAACCTTCTTTCTGGAAAACCGTACAGGACGGCAGTTCTCGCGCATCGTTGCCGCGTTGGCATGGCCTCACGGCATAGCGCAGGGATGCGTCATCGTGCTCGGGGAGATACGCGGGCGGCCCGCCGTGCTGAACGTCCACAACCATGTCCATGTGCTCAACGAGTATCGCTCCGGCGATGTGGCCGACCTCGTGGATATGGCGGTCAGGCTCTACGAGGACTGGTCGGCGTCGTGCGTCATTACGCCGGGGGACGACAGGCGTGTGGTGTTTCTTGATGCCATCAACGACGACCTGCGCCGGGAACGCCGCCGGAGGATACGGATCACCGATCCGCAGGCATGGAACGGGAGCGGGGAGCGGGTGCTTCCTTTCTACCTGGGCATCCTTCAGCAGCGGATAGTGGGGGGAGAAGACGCTGTTTTTCGGGACGGACTGCACGGCGGCGTCCGAGACGCAGCGGCTTGGGAGCGAGGACGTGGACAGGAGGATGACGGATTACCCCGGAGCCGCGGCGCTTCTGTGGGCGGTGGCCGAGATGGACTTGAACCGGCGGCGCGGGGAAGCGAGGGAACACCTTGGCCCGGCGGACAGGCTCGGGGGGTATTGAGATGGCGGAACGGGAGGTAATGGTCGTCTACGCGCCGATGATTTTGCGGAGCCTCGCGGAGATCAAGGAAGCCTTCGGGGTGGGCGAGAGGCAGATCAAGCTATGGGTGCGGCAGGGGGCACCCATAGCCGTGGAAGGTGAGGGGAGCAAGGTGCGGTACAGCGCGGAGGCGGTTAGGTTGCAGGTGTGGAGGGAAGGAAAGAAAAATCCTCCGATCCAGTGAACCGGAGAGCGCGGGCTAGGCTCCGGAAGTCGTATACTCTTTATGCTTTAAACAATTGGCGATACTTAAATCCCATAGGAAAATCTATGTTACCCCGCTTACCCTTCAAATTGGGACGTTCCGCTAGGCATGCCGGTAGGCACCACGCTGCGCTAGTGTCAATATATTCATTAAATCTATTCAATTTTATAAGATTTTTTTACCCAAAGCATTTGGGGTTCTTCAGTGCCGATGCGTCATGCTTACCCTTGTTTCTGGTACTCTTGTTCGGTCAATGAACTTTTTCAGAGATGGGAGCGGCAGAGCTTAGGAAATGAAAAATATAAAAAATCGTTTGACACACACTATATTTTTGAACAGAACGCAGGATATCATGTTTTCTGCGAATGGCACCGGAGAGGTAGCACGGTATATCTGGCTGAAGCATAAAACACAGCAACCTTCAGAAAGGAAAATTTAGCTTATATAGATTGATTTTTATATAGATAACTTATTGTTTTAGGCTGTATTGGTTTAAATGGTCAAGAAGTTATCAAACGGAGAATACCATTACATGGATAATACCACATTCAGTATTATGGGATCCTGTGTCAGTAGAGATATATTTAGTATCAATGATTGCCAAGAATATATTATCAATCGCTTTATACAGAGCGTTTCTCCTGTATCTACTAGCGTTTCTCCTGTCATTGACATGGATTATCAGGATTTAATCGTTGAAGTTATTGATAATTTTAATTTAACATCATTTTATAAACGATGTTTTTCCCTGGGGATTAC